ATCACCGATCATCAGGAACACAATCGTTGTCGTTCTGCACATTATATGCGAATATCTGGGGGTGTGGAGCGCGATAAGTGCGAAAAATGGGGGAAATGCTGATAGCGACGGGGGCGCGGGCCGTCGCTTGGGGGGTGGTTTGACGGATTGTCTGCGAAATTCTACGGGCTATATCACCACATTATCTGCGAAAAATGAAACAACGGATGGCCTGAACCCGGGGCGTTAGGAGACGCTGGGGAGCTCGGGCCCGAGATGATCAGTCAGCGCCAACAGGGCGGCGCGGAAATGGCCCTGGAAGCCCGCGGTGGCCCTGTCACGGGCCGCCTGGGCGGCGTCGGAGACAGCCTGCTTCCCCTCGACCTGCCCCACCACACCATCGAGTAGCTGCTGGATGAAGACCGCTTTGATGTCCGCCAGGTGGCGGTCGGCGGTAAGCTGCGCCTGGGCGCGGAGGAAGACGCGCAGCTCGCGGGACATCTGGAAGCCCTGCCCGGTGGCCTGGGCGGCCGCCTCACCGCCGGCGATGACGAGCTGCTCGAGGTACTTGCGTACGATCGCCACGTAGCGGTCCGGGTTCGCGAGCGACACCTTCGCCAGTACCTGGTAGACGCTCGCCCGGGACAGTGGGTTGCCACCATCGGCGCTCCGGGCCAGGGCAGGGGCCGCCTTGCGCTCGAGCTGAGCGATCAGCTCGTCGAGAAGCACTCCGGCCTCAGTCTGGAAGCTATCCTCTACCTGGTCAAAGAACTGCCCCACCTGCGCGATGTCGGTAGAAGCAAAGGCCGCCGGCAGCTCGTGGCCGCATGACGCCGGCCCAGGGGCGAGTCGGACAGACGCCTTGGCCTGGTCATCGTCCGGCGCTGTGTCGGATGGCGCGCCGCGTGGCGATCCCTGGGGCTTGGGCGCGGGCTGCTCATCGGGGAGTGGTGGTAGGCCGTACAACTCGCGGACGCGCTCCTCGACGGGTCGGTCTGGGGTAATGAGTTGTCCGCTGACGAGCTGGGCAAGAGCATAGCCGATCGCGTCGAGCTCGAGGACCGTGCGAGGATCCTCGCAGTAGACCTCAGGATAGGCTGACATTCCGGGCCAGTTGTAGGCGCAGAGCTGTGGAATTGGGCCGCGGTTGAGATTGCCGGCGATGCCTGACGAAAGCGTCTGCTCGGCCAACATGAAGACCCTGCTGTGGTTATCAGAGAGCGCCTGGGTGCCCTGGCCGGTCTGTCCCAGGTTCAAGAACTGCGCCAGGGCGGTCCTGACGATCTGGACGTCATGATGCTCAATGTACGGCATGACGTCGATAGGGTTGCGTTGGGCCTCGAGCAGTGCGAGATCCATGTCGGCGTCCTTGATGAACCCGGTGATATCGCGGGCCCGGAGCTGCTCAATCATGGCCAGGAACTTCTTGCGCTGGGGGTCCGACATTCCCGGTGGCACCGAACCTATCATGGTACCCAGCAGGTTGTTCTCGATGCCGAGATTGATGATGCGATACACTGAATCCTTGATGAACCAATGCTTGTACGCCTGGCGCAGAACCGGGAAGCCGGCATAGTGCCGCCCTTCGAGGCGGTAGGTGGTGACCAGGAGCTTCTCAGGAGGGATGGTTACCTCCTGCCACTTGCCGTCGGCGCCGATAGCGGCCTGCTTGATTCCAGGGCGCCAGGTGTGGTCGAAGGTGTGAAACTCAGTCACGGAGGTCTGTGGGAGGTCGGAGAACGCCTCCCACTGGATATAGCCGTCGCGCTCTACCCAGATCTGCTCGTGGACCGAGAAGCCCAGGAGAACTGACAGGAGCATCTGCCGCAGGAAGTCGTCCCAGGTGACTGCCATTCCTTTCAGCAGGTTGCGCTCTATGAGCTCGGCGGCCTCCTGCTCTGCGCGCCCTTCGCCGGCGGCCTTGACAGACCACTTCACCGCCCGCACCGGCAATGAGATGATCGCTTCGAGCGCCGCCACCTGCGCGTCGGAGCGACGCATCTTGTCATAGGTGAGGATGGCTTTGTTTCCGACCAGAGCCGGGTTGTACTCACCAGGTGACAGGCTATCCCAGGAGGGACACCCGCAGATGCCGAGCGCTTCGAGGATGACTTCCCGGTGCGCGAAGTCGGCGGGACTAGTGCGCGTGGCCCGGTGGCTCCGGGTGTTGGTTCGGCGTGCTCTACTCATCTGAGTGCTCCGGTCTGTTGGTGCGTACTCGGCATGACACCGGCAGCGCCAGATGCCAGCAGAGGCTGGTGCGGTCGTCGTCCTCGGCGCTGATCGCCTGGGTGTTACCAATCGTGATCGGACTGTCTATCAGCCCTCCGAGGTAGCGGTGCTCGGGTAGATCAAGCAGCTCCGTGATCGCACACTCGCATGCCTCGGCCCTGGTCTGAGCCTCATCATCGCTGGCGCCGAAACACCAGATCTCGAGGACGTAGCCGAGCAGGGCATCGCGGGTGTCGCGCGTCAGGCGCAGGCCGTCTTTGTCGCTATTGCCGCGGATCGCCCCGAGGTAGCCGATCGCGATCTGGTCGCCACTGATGGCGCCAGGGGGAACGGGCAGGAATGCCAGATCGGTCAGGAACGTGTGTCCCATGGTCGCGAGGCGGTCGATCAGGTCGTCCTGGAGGACGGCAAGGATCGCTTCACGGACGCGGGTCTGCAGCGGCACGTAGAACTCGCTCATACTCCCACCTCAGCATGTTGGCCCTCTTCCCAGAGCCAGCGGGCGAAGATCTCGACGGCGCGGGTCTGTGCCGACTCTCGCAGGCGCATCATGGGTCGCGCCGGGAGCTTAGCCTTCGGGGCCCCGAGCTGATGGAGGAGACCGAGATTCCACTCGCCGTCAGGGGTGCGCAGACTGGTACCGATGATGAGCTCGTCTTTGGTCAGCGTGTAGATGGCGTGCTTTGCCCTGCGGTTGGTCAGCGAGGCGAGTAGGGCTCCGGTCGCCTGCAACTTGGGCTTCCCCGGGTACTTACGTGCCTTCCAAGCGGCGTAGGCTGCGCTCAGCGGATCCCATCCGGGATCTCCCTCGGCCTGGAACTGGTGGCGTATCTCCGGGTAGATGACGTCACGAGCCATACGCGCCAACGGGCGGGCGTAGTTGGACAGCGTCATCGCCAAACGCGTGAAGCGGCGTGCGAGCTGCCGCTCGCCGGCGATGGTCCAGTTGAGATCAAAGCTGTAGCCAGCCATCAGTAGTCCTGGTCACGTGTGAAAATGCGCTCGTCGGTCGGCACGGTATAGGTGACCTGGCCGCCCATGCCCTGGGAAGCCTGGTCGTCGTCCTCGAGTGAGAGGCGTCCCGCCTGTATGTCGGCGAGGGTAGCGGCGGCCGCGGCGCTGAGCAGCTTCGCCCGGGCGAGTTGGGCGTCGCTGTTGAAGTAGATGATCGGCAGCAGGTCTGCGAGGACAAGCTGCACACAGGTATCGATGATCAGCTTCGGCGGCGCGGCGAAGGGCACGGTGTAGCGGTCGCGGCACTTGCCGTCGATGATGTCGGACTTGCGCTCGATCAGGTCGTCGACGGTGGTCTCCGCCGGCGCCGGCGCAGTTCCCCAGCGCACGGGGGCGCCGATCAGCTCCAGCAGGTCATCGGGCGTACAGTAGGAGGCCATGCTCAACTCCCCGCGTGCTTGTCATAGTAGGTGCGAGCGTAGGAGTCCGCCGGCTGACGAGCGACCCAGCCGGCATGTGCCAGGTATGGCATGACGGCGACGGCCGCGCGGTCGAACTGGTCGTCTGCTTCGCGGAGCGCGGCCTGCTCCGCAGCGGAGATACCGGCTCCGGCCACCAGGGCGCGGCGGAGATCATCGCGGTAGTAGAAGGCCTCGCGAATGTGGAGCTGGTCCAGGTTCGGGATGTCAACGGCATAGAGACACCACGAGTCAAGTGCTATCGCGTCGCCGCCTTGAAGAGCCATGCAGTCACCATTCCCCCACGAGTTCCGTCCAGTCTGCGCCCTCGGAGACGAACTGGTCATAGTGCAGTTGCCCGGCGTGAAAGAGCTGGGAACGCTCAGTGTCCCAACAGGTCCAGGCCTCCCGAATGGTGTTGCGACCGACCTGCACATTGCGTGCCCGGAACACTACCAATGGCATCTCGCCATAGTCGAGCGAGTTGTACATTAGCACGGCAACGTCCGGATTGGCTCCCAGGACTGCGCTGGGGAGCTGACGGAAGTCGGCACTACTGAGCAACTGCCTGATACCCCAGTCGTCACGGTGGTGCTTGAAGTCGGCGCCGTAGTGTCCCCACCACTGTCGCGTGGCTCCCTGCTGGGCGCACTGGCCGAGTATCCTGGCGTTGATCGCGGCATACGCCCCGGCACCGGAGGAGATGGCGTCGGCCACGATCGTGCCGGCGATCTGGCGCAGGGTCTCGCGCAGGGCAGCGTCCGGGATGGCCCTAGCAAAGATCAGCTTGGCTTTCTCGCCTGCCTTGCGGCTGTAGATGAAGTCCCTGCCAGTAGGCCTGGCGGGCACGCGTAGGCCTTCGTACTTCTTTGGGTCGGTGACGAAGTGGCCCTCCTGCTGGATCAGTTTGGCCCAGGCCCTACGGGCTTCTTCGAGATCTCCGCCAAGCTGCTCGACCAGCTTGTCAGGAGGCTCGTGCAGGTCCTGCTCGGCGGGGTTGCCGTTGTTGTCGCGCTCATCTTTGTGGATAGCCACCAGGATGCGCCGGCAATGGATGTGTGAGGCCAGGTGCCAGCGGATCCACTCGGGCGAGCCGCGGCGGATCTTCCGGCCATGCAGTAGTTGGCAGAGCCTGCAGGTGTTGTGATCCAGGTGCTCGATGATCTGATCCACGGGCCACTCGTCCGCCGGCGTAGCTTCCGCGCGCCCGAGTTCATACATGCGCGCGGTCATGGCACCGCTGGTGCCAGTGAGCACTTCCGACTGCTTGCGGGCGACGTCCGTCATACGCCTGCGCCGCCGTGAGTTCGCAGTATCTCAAGCGCGCGCCGATGGGACCGGAGGGTATCAGCGTCCTCCTGCTCGAGGCCGGTGGCCTGGCGGACAGCCGTGAGCGCCGGCAGTGCCGCGGCCTGGTCCATCTGTCGGGCCAGTGCCGCGGCCGCTTGATCGAGGATCCTGATTGATGGCCGTAGGTCAATGCTCATAGATTGCGCTTTGCGGTTCTCTTTGGATCTGCCGTCGTCGTCCGTTTCTGGATAGCCTGTTTGGCGGCGCGGGCGGCGGCGGCGCGGAGCTTCGGGCAGCCGGTGGCAGTGCAGCCGTCGTGGCCGGGATGGACCTGCTTGCCCAGGTGTTGGCACCAGTACCAGGGGCTGAAGCCGTCGCCT